TGTTTAAACCAGCGGTTAAAGCGCCGGGTAATCTGCCGGGGGTTTATAGCTTGCGCGCCGGGTTGCAAATTCTTACTGAATAAGTATTGCCCCGGTGCGGCCGCGTCGTTTATTGCGGCCCATAACGGCGCCACAATATCCTTAATGGTGAAATCCACATACTTATTGCTTCGGCCCTTTTTCATTAAGACCGTCCCGGTGCTGGCGGCTAAATTAAGATCTTCTTTTTTCATTGCCATAAGTTCGGTGGTGCGGCGGCCGCTGTGGTAAAATATTTGAATAAAGGCCCAGAATTCCGCAGGTATTTTATTGGCCTTATTGTTTAAGGTTTCGCGCTCGGTTTGCGTCATAACGGTCCGCTTCGGCTTTGTTACCTTTAGCATTTTTACGCCGCGGGTAAAGACGCGCGGCACAATCTTTTCTTCTTCGAGTATTAAGTAAAGCGAATTAAGCAGAGCCCGGTAATGATTGTAACGGTTATTGTTCCAGGCTTCGCCCTTTGCCTTTTTCCTTTCATCCGGCGGCATGGCTGCACGGGCCTTTATCTTTTCCTTTCCGGTAAGCTCCAATACGTTTTTTATATATAGCTCGTCGAATTCGGCGGCAGGCGTAGCCTGCAAATTGTGTTTCTTTATTGTTGCGGTTACGTCGCGGAGCATGGAACGGGTAACGCTTTTATAACTATCGGTGGCGTTTAATTTGGTGTAGGCATATTGCAGGGCCGCGCTTATGGTAATGTTTTTCCGTTCCTGTTTAGCGGCGGCGATAAAATCCAACGGTGCAGCAGTGGCTGTGCTGCCGGTGATCGGGTTAAACCCGGCCTTTAGGTCCTCTATTATGCCCTCAATTGTCTTTCTTATATGGGCCTGTTTTTCTGTTAAGTTTTTGATCTTGCTTTCCTTTAAACGCTCGCGTTTTTCCTTTCCCGTATTATCGTCGTAAAAGCGGTATTGGATAAGCCAGGTCCCGGCTGGATCGGCGGCTTTGGTGTCCCAATTTGCAGGGGTAACGGTGATCTTTCCGTACCGGCAATTGCCGGGCAATTGTGTGATTTCTGCCATGTTTTTAAGCTGTTTTTAAGTTGTATATAGTTGATAATCAGTTGCTATTTCGGACACTATTTCGGACACTTTCCGGTTTTTCTACTTTTTGCGCTTTTTGCCTTTTTACTGAAACCCTTTGTGGTGGCGGCTTTCAGGGGGAGCCAACTGCGGGATTTGAACCCGCGGCCTTTTCGTTACGAATGAATACCCTTCACTTTTATAACGTTGTTGCAATACCGCTGAAAGCCTTACTGGCAGCGGCTTTAGCTGGCCATGTGTAAGCAGTGATATATTGAAAAGTGTCCGTTTTGGGCCGTTATTTTGGACACTTTGGGCACTATTTCGGACACCGTCCCGGCCACCGGATTTTAAGCCGGCTTTAATACCCGCCGGAAATGTGAAAAAATAAATGCTTAAATATTTTGTTATGTTAGAAATCATTGTTATAATTTTATCGCCTTGTTTTATTTTTTGATACATAAATCCACTCATTGAAAAGCCGCCGGTTATCCGTTAGTTGAAAACAAAAAGACATATAGATCGTAAGCTGAGAAATTCGACACTTTAAGTTCATGCGATTTGTTGATAAAGCAGGGATTAGCTTTGTAATGAACTACCGGTCGAATGGTATCAGCTTTACATTGCGTCCCTGCTCCGTTTTTTATCCGTATCCTCGTTATTATTTAACATGGAAAAGCTCCGGTTTAAGGGCCGCCGCGATTGTTATGAAACTGAATAAAGCACCGACCAAACCAAAGAACAACCGCAAAAGAAAACACCTGAAAAAAGAGGCGGAAAAGCAACAGCTAACAAACATTAGAATTCTATTTGCTTTAAAATTTCCGCCAGGCAATCGTCAAAAGGGCGTTCTGTCAATTTTGCTTCATGCCGGGCTATTATTTGTACCAGTACTTTAATTGCCTTATCCCTATCCTTTACAGGCAGCGTATTATTTGAAATGATGCCGCTTACTACATTGGTATGCTTCATCATTACCCCCTTGCCTGTTTTTATCCACTGCTTACTTACAAAGAATTCGCTTTCCAGGCGATCTAAAAATCTTTCGGAAAGATTCTTTTCTCCCCGTAACATATCGCTTAAATATTGCGGGCTGGCATAGTGAACCCGCTGCATTATATGGCGGTGGCGCAGGTTTGGATCAGCTTTCTGTAAAAAATCTATGGCTGTTTTTAGCCTTTCATGTGCCTTCATTCAATAAAAAGGGGTTTTATTAGAGGTTTTCTAAATTTATACTTTTTAGTTCTAAATTGTTCTTATTAGAATTAAATAGACTTACATTTGTAAATGTAATACAAAATTAGTACAAATAATTACAACTATGAAATACAGGCTAAAACAAGCGGTAATAAAAATGATTGGCGACAATCCCCGCTTATATGGCGAACTGGCCCATATTACCAATGTAACGGGGCCGTCCTTCGCTATGACACTGCGCCGCAATGGCGAGGACCTTACCCAAAAAAAGGTGCTGGAAACTATCAGCAAATACACCGGGCTCGCCGAAAGTGATCTTTACGAACTGGTGACCGACCTGGCAACTTCTGAAGCGTGAATCAACCGGAAGATATATTAAACATTGAAGCGGCATTGAAGGCCCTGCTTTTGCGGGTAGAGAACTACCGCAAAAAAGTTGTGCCTGATATAGCGGAGAAAAAAAGAAAACTGACGTTAAAGCAATCCGGGGCCGCTAAAGCAGCGGCAACATTACAGCGAAGGAAAGAACGGATATTAAAACAAGTCTCTAAACAATCACTATAAACAAAAAGCCCGCTGCTATCAACAACGGGCTTAAAAAACAAAAAAGAATGAATACAAAAGTAGTAAACACAATGGATCTGAAAAAATTGATCCGGGTAAGCGAAAGCTGGCTGGGTAACAGCGGCCTCGAATTATGCTTTGAAATATCGGGCGAAGAGAAGTATTATGAATTTGATCCCGCCGCAACCTGCCGCCTGTTTAAAGATACCGGGCTGATTATAGATTACCGCCAAAGCTGGCGCGGCCCGGTGGTAAAGTTTGATTATGCCATTACCGAAGAGGACAGCGTGGTGCATGAAATGGCATTCGACATGTTTGTTATGAACTTTCAATTCTCGCAGTTCGACGCCATTTGTTTGGGCGCGGAGCTTATGCGCGAAGAGCGTTTGCAGGAAATGGCCGATACAATTATTAACGATCAAAAGCACTATGCTTGTATAAATAAATAGGTAGGGGGATTTGATATCCCGCGCCCTGGTATTCCTGCCGGGGCTTTTAATCAAAAACAAAAAACAAAAAGAAATGACAATTAAAAACGTAAACGCCGGTGAATTTTATTTGCGCAACTACCCGGAGTTTGAAATAGTACAGTCAAATTATTTTGATGATAACATTACTTTTTACATTAATTCAAAATGGGAAAGAGAAAAATTAACCGATTATGATGTCGCAATATTCAAAGTAAAACCAAAAAAACAAAGTAACTAATGAGCCGTAATATAGTAACAAAAACAAGGGTGATCCCCCGCGAACAAACCCGGATGCAGATGACAGGCGCCGCCGCTAATATACAGGCCCCGGAAATAAAGCAGCCGGAACCGCAAGCTCCGCAGGTACAGCCAACGCATGCGTTGGCTCAACAGCCCGCCCGCCGCAACCTGCCGGATATTAACAGCCTTTACGGTAATGTTGAACTTGCCGCCCGCAATAATGATCTTAATATCCTGCTCAACCAGGAGCCCCGGCCCGAATGGATCTTAGTAAACCAATACGCAAACGGAAGCCGTTACATACCTGTTCACATTATTGAATACTTACTCACCTCGATTTATACCAAATGGCGGGTAGAAATAAAAAATTGTGCTGTGATCGCCAACAGTGTTTGCGTAACCGTTCGCCTTTATGTTTTGGACCCGGTGGGTGGTGAATGGGATTGGCAGGACGGCATAGGTGCAAGCCCGATACAAACAAAGCAGGGCGCCGCCGCCACGGACTTTACTCAGGTAAACACCGCCGCCGTTCAAATGGCCGCCCCGGCCGCGGAAACATACGCCTTTAAGGACGCCGCGGAGAAATTGGGTAAACTGTTCGGTAAAGATTTAAACCGTAAGGATATGCCCGTAAGCCTTGCCGATAACCTTTCTAAAAAAGAACAGAACCTTTCCAAAGTGCAAAACAATATTGCAAAACTTTTAAACACGCCCGTAAATGCCTGATAAAAATAATGTACAGACAGGACATGTCCTGTCTCTAAAAACAGAATACAACCATTTAGAAAAAACGATTGAATGGAAACAGGAAAGGATAGGAAAATTTACCTCTTCCGAAATACACAAGATCCTGCAAAAAGGCCGCGCAAAAGATAAATATTTTGGCGACGGTGCCATGACTTACATACAAATGAAGGCCGCCGAACTGCTTACCAACTTACCGGCCGGGCCGGATATTTCGGGCTTGGCCGCGATTGAGTGGGGCAACGCCCAGGAACCGGATGCGGTGGCAGCATTCGAGGCCCGTTACAATCTAAAAGTCGAATACTTTGGCAAAGCAAACCCTTTCTTTTTTCATTATTCGGAATATGCCGGCGGCTCGCCTGATGGCATGATTTCGGCCGATGCAGGGCTGGAAATAAAGGCGCCCTATAATAGTGCGGAGCATATAAGCCACCTGTTAATAAAAGACGCCGCCGAGCTTTACGCGGAGATCCCTAAATATTATTGGCAGTGCATGGCCAATATGTTATTTACCGGCGCGAAACATTGGTATTTTGTTTCCTATGATCCGCGTTTTGCTATCGCTGAATTTCAGTTAAAGGTGATTGAAATACCTTACAATGAAGCGCATTTAAAGGAATTAGCAGAACGCATTACAAGGGCCGAAACCGAATTAACTAACATGGTGCGCACCCTGGCGGAACTGGTGGCTGTGCCGGCTAATATTTAATTACAATGATTGAATTAAAACACATGCCCCTCACCGTGGCCCGCAAGTCAAAGCGCGGGCTGGTTAAATGGGCCGACCGCAACGGCTGGCAGCCTTACGATGGTAATGACAGGTGGATAAATCTGAAACAGGGGCGGCGCCTGGTTTCAATTGAAACGCTTTATTTAATTTATAAAGAAACATTATGACAAATTCAAATGATAGTGCTTACCCCGTTCATCCTGATTCTGTTATTGCCGAAGTGGGCTTCAATAAACGGGAAGAAGCATTACTAAGGTTTATGTGTCGGTTCATGTCACCAGATGTTTATTCGGGAAATGATATAGCCGAATCGCACGCTAAAAGAATTGCAGAACAAGCGTCAATATTTGCAACAGCCTATTTCAATGAACTAAATAAATAATGCAATGATGTACCCTTTTATTATATCGTTTGGTTTTTTATAACAGTGGGGCTGTCTCCTGCGAGGGCGGGGCAGCCTTTTTTTAATTAGCTTATGACAGAACAACTAAAAATATTTGAAAATAATTTACCGGCTAATATTAACGACCTCGCAAAATTTATAAAGGTGGGGCGTGAATTATTATGGGCACAACGCGCTTTTATTAAAACATTACCGGAAGGATCAACGGACAGAAAACAGGCATTAGAAACGGCAATTTTAGGCGCTGAATATCTTTTAGATGCCGAGGTAAAATTGGGCGGAATAATGCAGAGCATGGATACCAAACAAGGCAAGCGAAATGATTTAGAACTTAGTAGCAATAGTGCAACTAAGTTAGAGCAATTAAGAAGTTTAGGCTTTGATAAATATGACGCTTACCGCTTTGAAATGCTTGCTTCATTTCCTGAAATTATTGAACTAATAAAAACGGAAGCGAAGCAAAAAGAAACCCTACCAACAAGATCCGAAGCCTTAAAAAAAATTACCCATTTCATTAAAAAGAAAACCGTAACGGAAGCTGAAGGAAAATATCAGGAAAGCATTAAAGGCGTTGAAGATTTCACAGAAGATATTTTTAACACGGATCAAAAGTTTAATATCATTTATGCGGATCCGCCATGGCAATATTGGGAAGGCGGATTTAAAAACCAATCACTGCATTATCCTACCATGTCAATGGATGACATTAAAAAGTTGCCTGTTCAAAATATCGCGGATGACAATTGTATTTTATTTATCTGGGTAACATTTCCAATATTAAAAGAATGCTTTGAAGTAATACAATCGTGGGGCTTTAATTATTCTACCTGCGGCTTTGTATGGCTTAAGAAAAATAAAAATATTGATAGTTGGTTTTTTGGTAACGGATCGTGGACGCGGGCAAATGTTGAACTGTGCCTCATTGCAACAAAGGGAACTGTTACACGAATGAACGCGGCCATTAGCCAAATAGTTGAGGCACCCGTAAGCGAGCATTCGGAAAAGCCTGCAATCATTCGCCAGTTAATAACGGATTTAGTAGGGGCATTGCCGCGCATTGAACTGTTTAGCCGCAGCAATGAAGATAACGGCTGGTTTAATTGGGGAAACAGAATATGAAAGATCCGAATAAATATGTGTCGTTTGAAAAATGTATTACTGAAGGTAAGATATGTGAGGCGCTTTTTAGTGATCACTATTTAACCCCGTTTGGCTTACAGGTTGCAGATGTAACTAATATAAAACAATATCAGAAAATTGGTGCCGATTTTATTGCTTCACTGGGGCATAAATGGGAATGCAAAGGTAATTATAGGGATAATCTTGAGATCATTATTGAGGATTGGTCGGATTACCGACCTGAAATAAATCAATTTATTCCTGGGTGGTTTTTTACTTCAACGGCTGATGTTATAGTTTCTATTTCAAAAAAAACTGTAAATGTTGTTGGAATGAAAAGATCAAAAAAGCTTGTAGATGATTATAATAAAATAAAAAACTATTACCGATTAATAAGAAATGACATTAGTTATGATTTACGTGGTAATGTTTGGCGGAGTGCTTTTAGGGTGATCCCATGCGAAATAATAAAAGAACACCTATTCTTTTTAATAAAGCCGCCTGATGATTTAAATACGAACGGAAAACCGATACAATTAAATTTATTCTGATGACCCCCTCACAACTTGCCGCGCTCCCCGAATCACTCCACATCCTCGGCGCTATCGAATCCGGCGACATTTGGATAAATGATGTGTGGCTCGATCCTATGCTTTCAGAACAGCTATTAGACGCCAATGCCGTGGGTGATGGCTTTAACTGGGGGAAGTTATACCATAAACCCGACCAGCTTAGCCTGGCGATCCTTATTGAATTCATGCCCATTGGAGAGGCCCTTAACTTATACAAAGATTTCCGTTACCGTGTGATAAGCGAACTGCCGCAAACAAATTTTGATATTATCATCAATCTGCGGCAGGAAATTGAGGAGATTATAAAACTTAAAATAATAAAGTAATGGGGCGACCTGCGAAAAATGGTTTAGACTATTTCCCTTTGGATATAGATTTTCCAGAGGATGAAAAAATAAGATATGCCACGGCCGCCTATGGCCTGAATGCGGAAGCAATTATCATCCGCCTGCTATGCCGCATTTATAAAAACAACGGTTTTATTAAATGGGATGAAGACGCCGAAATATTATTCGCCGCTTCTTTGGGCAGGAAAATCACCCGGGTGAAAATTCACGGAATAATACAGGAATTACTAAAGCGTAGCTTTTTTGATAAGAAGATGTTTGAAAAGCATGCCGTATTAACGTCAAGAGGTATTCAACGCAGAATGAATAATATAGCAAACCAACTTCATCGCAAAAGTACTATTCCAGAGTACTATTTAATTTCCTCTGAGGAAACTACGGGCCGGCTGCCAGTAAATACGGAGAAAAGTGCACAAATAAAAAGAAAAGAAATAAAAGGAAATAAAATAAAAGGAAATAAAACGCGCGAGCAGCCGGAAAGCGCGGAGGAAACAACAGGGGATGATTTAAAAAATATTTCTTTGAACAGCCAAAAACATTTTTATGATTGCGATCCAAAACAAGCCGCCGCCGAAATTCTCAAAAGACTTGCCTGAGCTGCTGATAACGATTTCCGTAATTACCGGCTGGAAACTTAACAAGAACCCGGCCGCACTGGAAACGCTTTGCACCCAGCTAAGCCTGAAACTTGCCGAAGACTTCCCCGGTATCACTACGCCGCAAATTGAAGACGCTTTCCGCAAATACGGCACCGACGAACAGGATTTTGGCAAGACGATTAACGTGGCTTTGGTGGCCCGCGTAATGCAACGCTATTTTTCCAACTTGTCACAGGCGCAGGACTACGCCGAACGCTCCAATAAATTGCCGCCGCTTACCGTAACGCCGAAGCCTTCCCGCTGGCAGGATCTTCAGGACACCCGCGCCATGCTGGAATCGAAGTACCAACTGTTTTTAGAGAACAGGCTTTGTTTCGACCTGCTGCCCGGCTTCGCATGGAAAACGCTTTGCCGGGATTTTGGCATAGTGAACGAACTTCCGCAACGATTCGTTGAACAGGCTAAGAAAATTATTGCAGCCCGCGATAAGGAAGTGGAGCAGCAGCCGCGTGAAGCGATGGCTATAGGCCCGCTGCTGGCGCTGGTAACGCCCGCTAATTCGCTGGAAGACCTTTGCCGCCGCCTTGCTATCGAATACAGCTTTAAACGCTTTGCGGGCCTGAATATGCCGCACATTTATGAACCGCTTTAGAGTACAGACAGCGCATGCGCTGTCTCTAGCAAACAACATGTTTCTTGAAATGTACATACGCGATATTCTGATTGACCGGGCACTTATCAACTTCGATCACTGCCCCACGGTAAGCGATAGGGAAGCGCTGCTGATGTCCTGGGTTATCCAGCTCCGCAAAAAGCATTTCCACAAGATCCGCGAAAGCAATGATAAGCCCGTTTTCTTCCTGGATCATGTGCCTTCAAAAATGAATTTTTCGGAATTTAAAGTAGTTTAATTCTACATTAAATAGTGATTATAGACGATTGATAATTAATGATATATAGTAAATTACAGCATGGAAATATTAGAAATAATGACAGGTATTTCAGAAAGTGATTTGATACCAAAATTTGAATTTACCGGTAAGGAGCATGGTATCGTCGAGCATATTTTGGATAACATAGACGAAATATCTTTTAACAGCGGCTGGGGCAAAATTGAAAGGGTGAAACGGGGTTATACAATGTTTTTGGGAAACACCCGAATTATTGCGGACATAATGATTTGGCATACCGACGGAACGGGAACCGCTATTGAAGTTAAAAGAACGAATACGAACCGAAACGATTTATTAACAGCGATAGGACAGGTTTTATTTTATGGCTTACACATGGAAGCAAGATTGAAAAATATGCCGAGACTTGTTATAGCTTCACCCGAAATAAATAGCAATCTATTGCTGATTAAGAAGCGATTTGATTTACCTATTTGCTTTTTAATGGTTGATGGGAACCGGTGTATTTACTTATCGTAACTTGCATTCAAATGGCAATGAAGGGGAATAAATATGCTTTAGGTAATAACGGCGGCAGACCAGCCTTTTACCAAAAACCCGAAGAGTTGCAAATAAGGGTTGATGAATTTTTTGACTACTGCCTTCGCAACAAAGAGAAGGCTACCATTACCGGGCTTTGTTTATTTCTGGGCTTTTCTTCCCGTGATTCATTGCTGGATTACTCGAAAAGAGAAAAAGAGTTTTCCGACATAATAAAAAGGGCAAAACTTACTGTTGAGCATTCATACGAAAAAGCAGGGCAGACAATAGACATTTTTGCACTGAAGCAAATGGGTTGGAAAGACAAGCAGGAAATCGGCTTTACCGATAACGAGGGCAACAACGTAAACATACTTTTTAAACCGTCACAGGACGAACCGCTGAAATGAAAAAAGTAAATCTTGAATTAAGACCATATACCGCTTTGGCTATCGTTAAATTTTGTCGCGAATTTATAAACGATGAAAATAAACGTGATAAAAGATTTGCCGCTATTCACGAAAGTGTACAGGAATATGAAGATGAAGTTTATAAAAAAATAAGCATGAATCAACTTGAAGATGCAATTCTGGAATGCATGGTTAATGATTTAACAGAAAGACACCCGCCTAAGTATGCCTGAACTAATCTACACCCCCGTTTTTGCCGCCAATCGGAGCGCTTACGAAAGCCATAAGCACCGCGTTATCGCTAACGAAGGCAGCAGCCGCAGCAGCAAAACGGTATCATTGTCGCAACTGTTAAGCCTTTACGTCCCTATCAAAGAAAAAAAATCTATTTCCATTTGCAGCCCTTCCTTACCGCACCTTAAACGCGGTGCCCGGCGCGATTTCATTGATGCACTGCAAGCCGCAGGCATTTATAGCGATGCACTATTCAACAAAACCGACCAGGTTTACCACTACCCAAACGGATCCTACGTAGAATTCTTTGGCGTGGAAGATGGCGCGAAAGTTCATGGGCCGAGCCGCGATATTCTTTGGATCAACGAAGCGAATTTAATTCCCGTTGAAACGTACAGGCAATTGGCAATCAGGACTAATAAAACAATATTTTTAGATTATAACCCGGCCGATGAGTTTAGCTGGGTGTATGATGTGGCCGATAAGCCCGGTAACAGGATCATACATTCCACCTACCGCAACAACTTAAACCAGCTATCCGCTGAGATCGTCGCCGAAATAGAATCGCTCCGCGACGCCGATGAAAACCTGTGGAAGGTTTACGGCCTCGGCCTTCGCGGCACCAGCGCGGAGACGATTTACACACACTGGAAAATTATAGACCATTTCCCCGAATGTGAACAGGTGGTGTATTCTTGTGACTTCGGCTACAATAACCCGACCGCGCTAACTAAATGCGGCATTTCAGATAAAAAATTATACGTGGAAGAGTTGCTTTACGAGAGTAAATTAACCACTTCGGATTTATGCGACGTGGTGAAAATGTTGGGCTTAACAAAGTCATGTAAAATTTATTGTGATAGCAGCGAACCCGCCACGATAGCGGAACTTCGAAGGATGGGCTTAAATGCTTTACCAGCGAATAAGGCCGTTTATGATGGCATTCAGTTTTGTAAATCCATGCCGTTATTCATTACCCGTAATAGTACCAACCTCATCAAAGAAATTAAATCCTATAAATGGAAAACGGATAAGGACGGGCGCACGATGGATGAGCCGGTAAAGTTTAATGACCATGCCTGCGACTCGTTTAGGTATGGTATATTTTCCGAATTCAGCAGGCAAAAAAAGGTGCTTGTTTACAGTTATTGAATTATGCAGTTAAGTTTAGATTTTGAGATGTGGCAAGATGTCGCCGGGTATGAGGGCTTATACCAGATAAGCACACATGGCCGGGTTGCGACCTATGACAGGGTTTACGGCGGCGGTAAAGGGCTTTATAAAAGCAAGATATTGAAAGTGTATAAAAACAATAAGGGGCGGCTATATGTTGATCTTTACGATTCTGCAAGAAATAGGAAAAGATATTTAGTACATAGGCTGGTTGCAAATGCCTTTCTTAATAACCCGGAAAATAAGGGCGATATTAATCACATTAACGGAATACCTACCGATAACAGGCTGGTAAACTTAGAATGGGCTACGAGATCGGAAAACGAACTACATGCTTATAATACCGGGTTAGTTCCGCGTGGCGAAAAACATTCTGCCGCAAAGCTAAAAGACGCTGAAGTGTTACAGATAAAAAAACTTATTGCTTACGGCAATGTAAGACAAACGCAAATAGCAAAAATGTACGGGGTTAATGATGCAACTATCTGCGATATTAAAAAGGGCCGATATTGGAAACACATTAAAATCTTTACACCATGAAACTACTTTACCTGCTCGCCACCTTCCCGATATTAAACATTCTGTTAGTGCTCGTTATCGTCGGCGTGGGGCTTTACCTGATAAACAAGTATGTGCCGATGGCGGAGCCTGTGAAGACGATACTTAACGTCGTGGTGGTGCTGCTGCTCGTGATATGGCTGTTAAAAATGTTCGGGGTGGTATGAAGTCTCAAAGGGAAATAGAAAATAAACTGATTGAAATAAAAGCCAAACGACAAGAAATTGACGCGGCTTATACAATGCTTACCAAAGAACAGGTGGAAGACTGGCAGGGCACAAGGTTAGAACAGAAGTGGGAGCGGGCAGATGCGGAAATAATTTTACTAAAATGGATTTTATATGAAGACGCAACTTAACAAACAGGTATTAGCCGCGCTTAATACCAGCCCGCAGAAGAAAGCGGCCGAACAGAAAAGGCGGCTGGTTGATATTGCCAAAAAGCAAAAGCAGCGTAAGCCGCAAAACACATGACAATGCACAATTTCCATATACCACACACCTACAGCGGCCGCCCGCTTTTCAATATCAATATAACGACCGCGACCGATTGCCCGGACACGAACAACGCGAAGCCGCCGTTAAGCGGCCTGTGCCTGCGGCAGGATGCCTGGTTTGACAGCGATACGCCCGACACCACATTTTTGCGGTGGGTGAATAATATCGTTATCCGCGTTTACCTTAAAAACATTTGGCCGGAAGAGCACCGTTTTAACTTCTCGGTGATAACCGACTGGATGGCATGGGCAAGGCGCATGCAGGAGCAGCACGGCTTGGATATACACTTTAAGCTGCGGATTATTTGCGGATGCTTTGCGCCTGCGTGGATGCGGCAGCAGTGCGGATCCTTCCCGCTATCCTCGGAAGGCTTTGAAGGGCTGCCCGGCTTTGAAGAGGCGAGCACGCACTGCGTAAAGTTTTGGAGTGACGAATACTTGGCATTATGGGCCGAACTGATGCAGGCGCTTTCCGATCAATTCGACGACGATAAATATTTTAACGAGGTAGTGATGAGTGCCACCGGTCCGGGAACGGGTGAAGCTATGGAATTCGCCATTTCCAACAACGGCAGCGGTGAAGTAAGGCGGGATCAGTACATTGCAGGCGGCGCTAATTCGGCCAACGTAAGGGCCGCGATAATCAGCGGCATGGATGCGATGGCAGCGTATCAGCGTACCAATATCGGCATTGCTTTGACAAAGTATTGGCACATGGAGAACCCCACTTTTGGCGAAATAGAAACGACAAAGGAATTTGGCGAGCACCTTGCCAGCAACTACAGAGGCCGGGCGGTATTAGGTAATAACGGCCTGCGTACTACCGATGCCCCGGACGGCGACAAATGGGCGGCACCAGAGGGGCATATGTGGCAGCTTCAGCAACACTATCGCATAATGCGGGTGCGGTATGGCAGCCGGATATATAACCAAACGGCGAGCATTCCGAACATGGGCGGCGTAGATAACCTTATCCCGACACTTAACCGCGGACTGGAATATATGACGTCATTAGTAGAGCTGCCGGACAATGAAAACAAGATAAAGCAGTACCTTAACAACCCGCAGCAGGCCGTGTATAAAGCGGCGTATAAGCGCAATGAATGATTAATTTACGCGCTCCCCTTAAAAAATAACTATTTTCGTGAAACAATTAATCTTCCGATGTGAAATTATTGCTCCCCGATTTGTTTGGAAGGCGTAAGATCAATGAACTGGCATTGCAAATTAAAGCCATTGAAACATACTTTGCGCCGGCCTTAACGGCCACACTTAGCAGCACCGTTTTTGGCAATATGGCAAACACTGCGCCGCCGATATACCCGAACATAACGACCACCAACGCAAGTAACAGCTACATAAACAGCGACCACGTTTACAGCGTTGTGAATAAGATCGCGGAAACGACCAGCCTGATCCCGTTCTACGTTTACTATGAAACCAACGAAAAATACCTGCGGCGGTTAAAGGGGATTACCAACCGCCTTTTTTATACCAATAAAGGATTGTATGATATTGCCATAACGCAATTAAAGGCGTTAGAGGACGCCCCGGAAACGGATCCACTGAATAAGTTGCTGATGATGCCGAACGCCTACCAGTCGCAACAGGAATTCTTTTTAGCGGCATTTTGTTACCACCTGCTTGCCGGCGAATGTTTTATTTTTAAATACCGGCCGGGTGTGGGTGCCAACGGCAGCGCGGTAACGGAGCTGCATATACTGGCGCCGGCTAATATCATCGTGCACGTTTCGAGCGAATACCCGCAGAAAATAATTAACTACGAGCTTACTTTAAACGGCAACAGCACCATAAAAAACATACCGCCTTCGGATATTATCCACATAAAGAAATTTCACCCGGATAACACTTACGGTTATGACGCTATTACGAATTATGCCCGCTGGCGCGGATTAAGCCCGCTGGTACCAGCCAGCAAAGTGATTGCGCGGCTAACAAGTGCCGACGATGCAGCGGTGAGCCAGTTGCAAAACGGTGGCCTTCCGGGGATCGTTTATGATAAAACGATCGGCAATGAAGAGATAAGCCAGGAAAGCCTTGATCTTATGCGGCAGCGCTTTTTCTCGTATATCCGCAACACCGGCAATAAAGGCGCCCCGTTTTTCAGCGCGGGCGAAAAAGGTTATTTGCCTATTGGTCTGAAGCTGGCCGATATGGAACTGGTGGAGCTGCAAAACATGGACTTTAAGCGCCTGTGCAATATCTACAAGGTTTCAACGATACTGTTTAACAGCGACGTTGCGGCCACGGAATCGAATGTAAAGGAAATGGTGAAACAAATGTACACCAGCGTTTGCCTGCCGCTGGCTTATACGTTCCGCGATAAGTTCAACGCGGAGCTTTCCAAAGAAATGTCCCCGGACAAGAAAAAGCGCTTTATTGATGTTGATGTGAGCGGCATAACAGAACTACAGGACGATTTCCTTCAGCTTGCCAATGTGCTGGCAGCCCTTCCCATAACGCCCACCGGCAACGAAATGCGCGGTATGTTTAAATTTGATGCGATTGATAACGAGAATATGAATATCCCCTTAGTTAAGCAGGGTTATAGCCTCATTGATGAACTTTCGTTTGCTGCGCCGATCGTGTAGCGTTCTAATAAATTTATCTATAATTTTGTACTAATATTAGTATTTTGCAGGAAATAATAATTACCCATGACTTCAACTATTGATGTATTCGAAGCATTCACTAAGCTTGCGCCGAATGCGAACCCTAAAGATGTAAAGACAATTACCGATTACATGGAAGAAAACCGCCGGGGAAATGTGGAAAATATGAAAGAAATATTTATGACTAAAGACGATAAGATTGAGCTTATTGAAAAAATAGGCAAAGTTGAAAACGCCTGTGTTAAATGGTATTTGATCGCAACAACTACGCAAACAGGTATTATACTTGCCTTTTTATATTTCATGCTTAAAAAATAAACCCCCTACACTATGAACATAAACGAAATTTTAGACTTCGCCTTTCCCGTTACCCCGGAACACAAAAAATGTAAGATAGAACTGCAAAAGGTAATGTACCGCCGGGAGAAATTGCGGCTAATGGTCGAGCGCTATAAGGCCGGCGAGATCGTAAACTTTGAAGCCTTACATATCAGCGTGGATATGGAAGAAATTATGAAGAGAATAAATAATTAGAGGATGCCCGATATTCTGCCGACACATACATGCTTTGACGATGCGCTGGATTTTATTTACGAGGTGATAAAGCAGCACCCGGATAACGAAAAGGGGCTTTATTTGGTGCATGGTATAGTATATGCCGACGGCAGGCCTTCCGCTCATGCGTGGGTCGAAGATGGCGACAAGGTTATTTTTGCCGGGATATTGGAAGGTGAAAAAAGTTATTTCGCCGCGGAGCGAAAAGAGTATTACCGGGAGTTGAAAGTAAAAACGACTGCCAAATATTCAGTAAAGGCAGCCATGAGGCAAAACCTTATCACCGGCAATTATGGGCCGTGGCTGCCGCAATTAAAAGCCCTTTGCAGGCAGGCAGTTTCTTAACTTCGTACTATGAACGCCGCCGAGATTTCCAAACATTACGCCGCTTATAAACGCTTTACTGTAAGCCGTCAAAACGCCTGGCGCCCGAAGATCCACGCGAACTTAAAGCAAATGATTCTTAACGCCACGGATGAGCCGACCACGCAGGCGGCGATAAGATACCTGGATGAAAACATGCTGAAGCCTTCCGGGATCGCTATCACCATTCAAAACATTTACACCGATGCCGGCAGCGTTTGGGGTGGGCATGTTTACCAGATGGTGAAAAAGCAAGGCGATGTAGCTGCAAGGCATGCCTTGCAGAATGGCAAAAAGGCAATGGTCAATGGTCAATCAGCAATGGTCACGAAAGCCCTGATGCCTATCGGCTACAATGAGGAAATGGTGGCCGAAATAATCGCTTACTTCCGGCTTAACCTGCTTAACGAGGCGGTGCTGCCGATTAGCGACACTATGAAAGACTGGATCCTGCAGCAGGTAATCCGGGCGCAGGAAGAGGGGCGCAGCATTCAGCAGGTGGCGGATAGTATGCTTAAAGACGATTTCCCCGCCAATAGAGCCATTGTAATCGCCAGAACGGAGACAATCAAAGCCGCGAACTTCGGGGCCGTACAGGGGGCTAAAAAGACGGGATTGCTTACGGAGAAACTTTGGATCGCTGCCAGGGATCACAGAACGCGGCACATACCGCGCGATGAGTTTAGTCATGCCGCGATGCACGGCGTAACGGCGAAAATGGATGAGCCGTTTTATGTACCCAATAGAAACGGCGGCGTTGATGATATAATGCAGCCGGGCGACCCAAAAACGGGCGAAGCGGCTAACGTGATACAATGCCGTTGTACCGTGGGCTTTAATGTGGTGCGTGATGCCAATGGGATGCCGGTGAGGCTGGATGCAGAAAGGCTGCCGCTGCCGGCGTTTAATGCGCATTAAAGAATATGGAACCAATTAATACACTTTTCAATGGCAATTATTACCGGTCACGTTTAGAGGCTAAATGGGCGGTATTTTTTGACTATGCACGAATTAAATATTTGTATGAACAAGAGGGGTTTAAAAGCGATGAAGGAGAATGTTATTTGCCGGACTTCTATTTACCTGATGTTTATTTGCGAAAAAGTAAGGGTGTATATGTTGAAATAAAGCCCGGTTTTTATGAAGCCGCTGATATACCGGCATCTAAATGGTTTACCGATAACCTTGTTCTTTTTCGGGACTTACCAATAAAAAATATTTGGGGTAATTGGCATGAAGAAGGCGGCTATCAATTATGTATTAGGGGGGAAGGGTGGTGGGATTTAAACATGTATTTATGGATTTGTGAAGGATGCGGAACAGCCAAAATAGATTTTGCAGATGAAAATAATGACTGCTGCCCTAAATGTTCTTATGATATAAACGCATATGGCAATAAATGTGATATAGAACGATTGAAGAGGGCAGCTAAAGTTGCTTCCATGCAAAGATTTGAACATCTTTTATAGTTACCCCGCATTAAAATACGCTTCGGCCAGTGCAGCCGCCTTTATCGCTACCTGTGCCGGATCATGCTCGTTCTCCGTTTCAATCACGGACTGCATAAAGGCGTAAATAATTACTTCGCGTTTGGTGAAGCCGCCGGTAACGGTTTCGATAATATGGCCGGAATCGTCGTTTGTTTTGATGATGACAGGCGTGGCGAGGTCGGAAGGATTAATCATAAAGGCGAAGGTAAAGAAAATAAAAAAGCCCCGTTAAGGGGCTTACGTTGTTTATCGAAAGCAAATTGAAATAGTTTCTTTGGTAGTAGCCAATGTTATCAGATATTGCTTACCATTATAAAGCCCCTTCCATGCTTTTTCAACCTTTGAAAAGTCAATTGAGGCATTTACATAGAATTTAGCGTAATCCTCTTCCGTTTCGTTTAAATAGAAAAGGGAGTTATCAACTGTCGGCGAATAATAATCCGCATCAATTAATTTAAGCAGTTCCTTTACTTCTGTAACCGCTTCTTTGATTGCTACGGGGGAGAGCTTATTTAGTTTCATGGTAACGCCTTCCATATTTATCCACTTACCATAAGCGGCAGAGGCTTTAGTTAATTGTGGTTTCGGCCATGTTTGCGCTGATGCGCTAAAAGTTAAAGACACTGCAATCGCGAGGGCAAGGATTGATTTTTTCATACTATATGTTTTTTAATTGTTTACTAATTTCCGCGGCCATTTGCTTTAGCGCCGCCGCAATGAGTTGTTTATCTTCCGGCGTGAACTGTAAAGGCCTGCCGTGGCCGTCCCTGCCCCTCATTTTGTGGGTGTAATTGCCGACCTGCGGGCAATACAGCGTAAAGAATACGCGGGCATTAAGGGGCTTTAAAATATCCTTCATTGGCTCAATGTTTAAGATGTTTGGCTCGTTATCTAAATCCTTGTAAAATATTTCTAAAAGTGTTTTCATATTTAAGCGAACAACCAGTTTGTTTCTTTTGCATAGGCATTGACGGCAGCCTCAAACCCGGTCAAAACTTTACATTCTTTTGGTTGTTGGCGTTCGGCATAAATTTTTAGGTTGAAAAAATCAATATGGATATGACACAAATAAAGCTTCCCGTTTTTTCTGTAAAGTGCTTTCGCGTTAAAATCTTCACCGCCGAAGTAGTTTATTTTTTCGATCACTATTTTCCCCTTATTCGTTTTCATATCTTTCTGCTATTGTTCCACAAAGTAAATAATACTTTACCACATGGTAAAATATATCTTACCATTTAAGTGCCTTTTAATAAATTAGTGCTTTTAGTACTTATTTGTACTAATTTTGAAATGCCTTCCGCCGGTAGGCGGACACGTTCAAAAACGGCCTTTCCCCCGCATGGAAAATATATACAATTACAAAACCGCTGTAATTCCGGCCAGCTTTAAAGATGCCGACCTGAAAACGGGCATTGTTACCGGCTATTTTTCCGCCTTCGGCAATGTGGATTCGGATGGCGACATAGTGATGCCGGGCGCCTTTGCAAAGACGATAATAGACCGCGGCCCGGACAGCAAACAGCCACGGATTAAGCACTTACTTAATCACCGGCCTGAGCAGCCGCTCGGTAAAATAATGGTACTAAAAGAAGATGCTACCGGGCTTTATTACGAAAGCAAGGTGGGCAATCATACCGCGGGGAAAGAGTTTATAAAGATGGTAGAATCGGATCTTATCACGGAACATTCAATAGGCTATAAGGTATTAGATTCAAAGCCGGAAGCCACGAATAAAGACGTTACCCTTTTAACTTCTTTGCAACTTTGGGAAGGCTCATCGCTCACCGGCTGGGGTGCTAATTCAGAAACACCCTTAACGGGCCTTAAGCAAAAGGCCGGTAAGACGATGACCGAAACCCTTTTACTAAAGCATGCCGCAATTGAGCGCTTTTGCGCCGCCGCGGATATTTGCGACGAAACAATTGAAAGCTTATTACTCTACAATAAACAACTTTTTCAAGCAATAATTTCTCTTTCAAACGAAACCACGGGACCGGCTCCAGGTGCAGCCACCCCGCCGGATAACAAACGCAAGGCGGAAGTAATTGCAACGCGTCTAAATTCATTATTCATTCACAACTGACAAAAATGAAAAAAACATTTTTCGCCCCTGCGCACCTGGCAAAATTGCCCGGCAGGGTTACCCGCTTTGGTTTCGCCTGTTATAAATCCGATGCACCCGACGGCGATGAGGACCTTAAAAATATGCTGAAACCCACTGAGGACGGCATTAAGAAAATTCAGAAATCGGCCGACGAAATAAAGGCCGAACAGGATAAAATGAAAACCGATTTTGAAGCCTCGCAAAAAGCCTTTGCCGACTGGCAGGCCACAAAGGATACGCGCGATGAGGCCAACCAAAAGGCACTCGATGACCTGATAAAAAAAGCCAATACCATTTATTTGCCTGATGAGTACGGCGGCGGATTTGCCGGGCAGCTTAAAAGCGTGCTTCAGGAAAACCATTCCGCCATTAAGCAGGTGCGCACAGGATATTCACAGGCGTTCAATATCAAAGGCGACATGACCACCACCGGCAGTATTACCGGCAGCATGGCCCGCCAGCAGTTGCAGCCCGCTATATTACCCAATCAAATATTCAACTTCCGCGACCTGGTGGAAATAGTGCAAACCAGCACCGGGCTTATTGTTTTGCCGCGTGAAACCGCGCCTACAGGCAGCGCAAGCAGGGTGCCAACAGAAAACACCGCAAAACCGCAGATTGAGGCCAAGTTCACTATGGTGAATTATACCGCCGATTACATTGCCGGTTATGCCCGCGTGAGTAAGCAAATGCTTCAGGACTTACAATTCTTACAAACATGGCTGCCGCGCATTCTTTTACGCGAATTCTACAAGGCCGAAAACTTACAGTTTTACACCGACCTCACCGCTGTTGCAACGGGCAGCACCACCGCACCGGGCGCTACGTATGCGGAGAAGCTGATTGATTATATCGCCAACCTGGGCGCCGCCAATTTCGCGGCCAATGCAATCATCACTACGTTTGCGCAGTGGGCGACCTTGCTGAAGAGCACGAGCGCAGCCGGTTACACTTTACCGGGTGGCGTTGTTGCTGCTCCTGATGGCACGATCCGCATTGCCGGCATACCCGTAAGGCCAGCCAATTGGGTGGCAACCGGTAAGACCATTGTCGGCGACTTTACACAGGCGGCGATAGCCGTGGCTGATACGCTTAAAGTTGAATTCTTCGAACAGGATCAAGATAATGTGATCAAAAACATGATTACCGTGCGCGTGGAAGCACGTGAGGTCCTTGTAGTTGAGCAGCCTGGCGCGTTCATTTTCGCTTAGTGTTTTTTTAATTTTTATTATGGAGCGCCCGGCCCTGATCGGTCGGGCGTTTTTCAATATGCCAATTTCCAGTTTCTCAATCGTTTCCCTTATCGCCTGCGAGTTAAACAGCCGCAACCCGGCGACCGTTTTGGATGTAGGCTGCGGCAGCGGGTTTTATGGCGCAGTGGTGAGGCAGTACGTAGATATGGGCGTCGGTGAAAAAACGAAGCTCGAAGGCATAGAACCATTTGTAGATTATAAAAATGCCAACTGGCGGCATTATAACATGGTTTGGGTGCGGCCCATAAGGGCACATTTAGAGGACTACGCGCGAAGCTCTTTATACGATTGCATATTGTTTTTGGACGTTATAGAGCACATGAGCCGGGCCGAAGGCTTTGAGATAGTAATTGAACTGGTAAAGCACTTAACACCCGGCGGTATCCTGCTAATTAGCACTCCCGGCGAATGGGTGCCGCAAAAGGCGGAATACGGCAACGAGTTAGAGACACACCGCGCCTTTTACGAGCCATTGGACTTCATGCGAATGGGTTTTGTAATACTAAAGGACGGGCATATAAAGGACCAGTTTAACCAAAAGATGACCGTCGCAAAATTTACGAACAGTGTCCTACATAATGAATGAACATAGCATAATGCCCACGGGCAAACACCAGGGCAAAAGGATGGCGGATATACCCGCTAATTACCTGCTTTGGATATTCGATAACAGGCGATGGGGCAGGCGGCGCGATCTGCTTATATACCTGATGGAGCATGAAGCGCAATTGCGCGAGCAATTGCAACACGAAAAGCGCAAAACGGAAATAGTTAAAAGGTTGGTGGATCAAATTAATAAAGATGATTGAAAAAATTAATTGTAATAGTGCTGTTATTATTCGCCTCCTGTGCCGTAATAAGGCGACCGGGCGGAACGATTGACAGCACGATAGTAACGCGCGACAGCATGCATATTGATAGCGGGGTGACGTACCATAACAGAACAGTAAGAATAACACATGCTTCAGAATACAGTTTAAAGCCGCTGGTTTGGTACGTGATAAGCGCGGCGGTTTTATTGACAGGGTTTTTTATAATAAGGAACAACAAATGAAAATCTTTATCCATGCACACTACTATTTACCCCGCACTTTAGCCGGGGCGGAAAAGTTTTTGCATGAGATAGCCATTTACTTACAGGATAACGGGCACGATGTTATCGTAAGCATTGACGAGGATCACGAATACACTTTTGAAGGCATTAAGGTAATAAGTAACCAGCGCAATATCGCCGCGCGGTATCAGTGGGCCGATAAGGTAATAACGCATTTACTCAATGAGGATGCCGCGATAAATTTAGGGTGGTTTCATAACAAACCCGTTTACCATTTGCTTCATAACAATATGCTGCCGGAAGCCTTGTTACAGGCGCCACCGCAAAACTTTGTTATTTATAACAGCGTGGCCTTACGGGATGAGATAAAGACAACGCATGCGTTGTCTCTACCCTTTATTGTATGCCGCCCGCCTATTGATACGGATCACTGGAATAATGACACCGACCATTTTTACAATGAATACGTAACGCTGGTTAATTGCACGTATGAAAAAGGCGGCGGGTTTATGGCGCGGCAGTTAGCGCCAGCGATGCCCGGCACGCGCTTTATGGGGGTGCATGGCGGCTATGGGACGCAGATAATTGAGAACCCGCAGACGCGAAACATACAGTTTATGCCCACACAGGCGGATATGAAAACCATATACGACCGCACCCGGATCTTAATAATGCCTTCGGTATATGAATCCTGGGGAATGGTGGCCTCGGAAGCGATGGCTTCAGGCATACCCGTTATTTGTTCCGATACGCCGGGCCTGCGCGAAAATTGCGGCGATGCGGCGATATATGTAACGGGGCAGGATGTGGCGGGCTACCGCAATGCAATTGAATCGTTAAACGTAGAGCCAACGTATGCGTTGGCTGTAAGGCGCGGCAAGAAGCGCAACAAATACAATAATTTAAAAACATTATTACAATTTATGGAAACGGGCAAGGCCTATATTGAAGCACTGCACACCCCACTGGAAAAACAAATCATTGAACCCGTAAAGGAGAAACACGAAGTGTTTCCTGGCAAAGAAAAAAAGGTTATTGAAAAGCCCGGCACTGTAAAGCGGTCGCATAAAAAAAAATTAGCTAATGGATAACCTTGTATTAGATACCACATTCACCAATGAAGGCGCCGAACCGGTTACGCTGCTCGATGTAAAGGGCTGGCTAAAGATTGATGTTACCGACGATGATGCGCTATTAACGGAGCTTATTACCACGGCCCGGCAGGACTGTGAAGCCTACTTAAACATTTCCCTTATTGAGCGCACCGTAACGGCCTTTTTGCAGATAGGCCTGGAAGAGATGCGATTGCCTTATGGGCCTGTAAAAGAAGTTACCGCCGTGACCTCTATTGATGGCGTGACCGTGATCGAAAGTTTTATTATGAAATACGAAAGCTTTAAGGCAATAGATCCTATCACGGAAATAAAAGTGGTGTATGAAGCCGGGTTTAACGGCAATCTTCCGCGGCATTTTAAAACGGCGATACTGAAGCAAACCGCCTGGCAGTATGAGCACCGCGGCGATGATACCGACGCGACCAGCAGCCTGTCGCCGGAAGTGATGAGGCAGTTGAAGCCGCACCGCAGGGTGACGTAGGATATTGGATATTGGATATTCGATATTAGATATTGCGCGGATAAAAAAAATATCCAATATCAAATATCTAATACCCAAAGAAAAAAAGCCGCTACGTAAAAACGCGGCGGCGAGAATTTTAAACCCCTTATTAACATTTGTGAACCCATATAAGACACACCAAAGATACAATTAAAATGATAGCTGAATTTAATCGCCGCATAACTATTAACCGTTATGAATTTCAACAAAATTCTTATGGCGGCAATATTGCGGCGCCTGTACTATCGTGGCAATTGTGGGCGAAGGTGGAACCGACGGCGGGGAATAGATCACTCGACCAGGCGCAGATCAATTATTCAAAGACATTTCGCATAACGGTACGCGCGGAAGTTTCGCGGCCGCTGTTCAATACCGACGAGGTTGTTTATTTAGGGAATGTTTTAATTGTAAACAGCATTACCCGCGAGGCGGAAGGCCGGGTTAATTTTTTGATAATGGATACTTACACAACAAACGAGGGTGCGGAGCCTTACATACCGCCGCCGGTAACGGGATCTACTGTTTACTGGGGCTGGAGCCTTACGCCGTTTGATGCGGGCAATGTCGAAGCCTTTACTTACCAGCGGCAGGCGGATTTCGCGCTCACTGGTAATATCAATGCCGATTATACTGCGGCCAGTGTGGGCAATTATTTGGTGCTGAAATACCCGGACACCTTCAGTGAAAAAACAACCTGGTTTAATTCGATGGCCAACAGCGGCACGATGCCCGACCAGGTATTCGATGACACGATTGTTATAGATAATTTCCGGTATGTATGGACCCGGTTAGTGCCGGCACTGGAGCAAAATAATAAAGTGATTATTTATGGATAACAATATTCCAATATCTAATATCATAATATCTAATACTCATGGCTTATGCCTTAACGATAGATGTTAGTTCGCTGTTAAAGGGCGTGGAAAAGTTAAAGACTTTGCCGGTGCTTTTGGTGCAGGAATTAAACGACGAGTTAAATAAGCAGGTGCAGGAAATAGAACTAAATGCAAAAGGCAATATAACGGCCGTAGATATGGGCGGCTTACGGGCGTCGATAAATACAGTAATAAATGAACCGCTAAAAAAGCATATCACAGTAAATGCCTTTTATGCCCCCTTCATCGAATTTGGGACGGGCAAGTTTGCAGCGCAAAGAGTTGGCACATTGCCCGCCGATTGGCAGGCTTTCGCGGCAGGCTATAGGGGCAAAAAAGGCGAAGGTGATTTTTACGACTTCTTTATAAAAATGATAGCATGGGTGAAGCGCAAAGGCATACACGGGGTCACGGCAAGCGGCAGGAGTAAAACGGGCAAGAAGGCCGAAGCGCAGGCAACGGCGATAGCTTACATGATGTGTCTTTCTATTATAAAAAAAGGGATCCGATCACAGCCCTTTTTATACCCCGCTTATGCGCAGCAACGGGAAAAGATAAAGACAGGAGTGGCAACAGTAATAAAACGCTTTATTTGAAAAACGTAAACACCATATTGCTGCAAAAGATTTACGACTTAATAAGCCCGGTGGTTAATTGCCCGGTTTATTATAAGTACCTGCCGGCGACGATCGCAAGCAATATTTATGTTTCGCTTAATACCGTTTCGCAAACCGATGTAAGCACGATGCAAAGCAGCGATACGGACGCCAGCGTGATAGTGGGTATTTACAGCAAGGAACGGCAGGGCAACCCCGGCGAACTGCTTAACGATGTAGCGAGCGCCGTTTATGCCGCTATCTATCCGAACCAGCAAACGGTTTTAGACTTGTCGCCAGGGTTTCAGAATACGTCTATTGAACTCGTAAACGATATTGAGCAGGACGCGCTGCAGGCCAATAATTTCATTTTTATAAACCGCTTTTTGACATTCCGGTTTAATATTTTCCATTTCCCCGGCGCGGCAACAACAACGACGTTAAGGATCGTCTCACAGGGCAACGCCAACCCGGCGCAATTTAATTTTTATATGGCTGGCGATCCGGCAGCGGGGGATATTGTCAATTTTAATTACCAGCTAAACACAACGCCTGCCGGGCTGCATATACCGTATTTCATTTCCTCAACCGTTGAGGCGGGATGGAACACGTTAGATATACAGACGGACTTATATAATAAGGGCAATGTATTTACACCGGGCAGGATATTCCAGACCACGGATGGCGGCGGCAATTACGGGATTATTGTATTAGGGGAAGATTTTGCAAGCGGAATCGTAACAATTATTCACACTTAAATTTTAATACAATGGCAGAAAGAAAAATCACAGCCAACAGTTATTTACTTTCCATTGATGGGGCGGGCGGCACCGCTTACGATAATATCGTTTGCCTGCTTAATCACAGTTTTTCGGGCACGACCGAAACAAACGATTCGAGTACCTTCTGCGGGCCGGACTCTTCGCCCGGCACGGTATCGTCTAGTATTGCACTTACAGCAGTAACGATGTTGGTGGCCGATACCGGACACACTTCAGCGCCCGATATATTCACGCTGTGGCAGGACAAGACAGTGTTTTCGTGGGAAATAGGCCCGGCCACACCTACCAGCGGCGACATGGTGAAAACCGGCATGGGCTATTTTTCGGCCTACGGGGAAAGCTATGATGAGGGCCAGTTTGGGCAGTTCAGCGGCACGATAACAGTAAGCGGCGAAGTAACGCAAACTATCACGGTATGACGGGCAACGGGTATATAGAAATTGAGATCGGCGGTAAGCCGGTGGGCCTGCGCTTTAATATGTATGCGATTGAGCAATTCGACAGCGTGAAGGGCAATAATTCATACACTAAGAACTTAACAACAATAGTGTATGCCGGGCTGCTTGGTGATTGTTTCGCAAAGCAATCGGAGCCGGCGGTATCGTTCGGCGACGTAAACGAATGGGTCGAGGCGCAGATATTCGAAGGCGATCCGGGCGGAACGCTTAACGCGGTGGCTGATACCTTTTTAAAGTCAAATGCTTATATCCGCTTAACGGGTAAAGGCAATGGTGAGGCAAAAAAAAAGGACATTCCGGCGATAACGAGCCCTTAGATTACGCCGCTGTTCACGCATTCGTCTTTGGTGAAATCGGGATCTTGCCACGCGACTATTATATGCTCCTGCCGCATGAATTAAGCAGCATGGCGGAAGGCTACCGGGCGAAGCAATATAAACTAAGCTGCGAAAAGAGGCATGCCGCATTCCTTTCTATTCTGCCGTTTACGAAGGATGTGAGTTTGGATAAGTTTAACCGGGACTTTTGGCCGTTGCAGGGGGACCGGGTGCCTGATGACGAAGTAAAGGAAATGCCCGTTATAGATGCCGAACTATGGAACAAGATTTTAAAGAGGCATAACATAAAACAAGGTGAAGAGGCAAAAAAAATATCAAATATCTAATACCTAATATCAAAAAGTTATGGCTGAAATCGCCGCGATGGACATAGTGATCGGAGCCAATGTGCAGGGTGCAATACAGGGGTTGGAACACCTATCTACCGAACTGGCGCAGCTTGCAAAGGGTGGGGTTACTTCTATTAACCAGCTCGATAAAGCAATGGAAACATTGCGGCCTGCCATTAAGAACAGCACCAGCACCGCGGAGATCACGAAACTAAATATAGCATTAAAGGGGCTGGAAGATGAGGCGAAACCGATAAAAAGCATAGGAATTGCACCCGCATTGGGGGGAGCAGGCACAGCGGCAAAAAAAGCGGGTACGGATTTCACCAACCTTTCGCGGGTAATACAAGATTTGCCGTTTGGCTTTCAGGGTATTCAGAATAATATTACGCAACTGTTACCGGCGGCGGGTGGGCTTGGCCTGGCGGTAAGTGCTGTAACGGCGGCCATAACATTCGCGACGGTAGGCTTCGGCGCCTGGACGCGGGGAATGGGTAAATCCGAAGAGCAATTAAATGAATTAACGGCGGCAATGGCAGCCAATGTAGCGGGTGCACAAACCGAAATAACAAAAATATATGCACTCGTGCAGGTGGCAAGTGATGTAGGCGAAAGCAGCCAAACCCGAACCAACGCAATAAAGGAACTGCAAAAAGAATATCCGGGTTATTTAGCAAACCTTTCTTTGGAAACATTGCATACCAAAGAAACGGAAAAGGCGATGAATTTATTAACCGGCGCTTTACTACGCAAAGCTGAAGCGGCGGCATTAAGCAATTTAATCAGCAAAAAAACAGAAGAGTTATTTAATGCACAAAATCAGGCAATAGGCACCAACATAGAATTTTTAGACGGCGCATTGGCCGTATTAAAAAGTTTTGGCGGTGCCGGATCCGGCGTTAATGTTATTACCGGCGGACTGGAAGATCAGGCCGAAGTGGTGACAGGATTAGAGGAGCAACTTAAAAAACTAAGAACACAATTCGGTTTGGTAATAGCGGAGCAGGCGAAGGGGGGCGACTTCGCAGGATTGAAACCCGAAAAAATAAAGGCCGTAAAAGTTGAAGTTGATAAAACAAAAGAGGCATTCGACAGGCTTATTGCAACGGAAATTCAGTTTATAGATTTCCTGACGAATCTTGAAAAAGTGCCGCTTGGTATTGGCGACAACTTTAAAAAGATGTTTTTGGATATTAAAGCAGGGCAGGATAAATTAACGGCATCAAAAGCTATTTTACCGGAAAGCATGTTTGAGGATTTGGATAAAAAAAGGGATGAGCGCAAAAAGAAAGAGGCCGAAGATTTGGCTAATATTATGAAAGCAGCCGGGGCACTGGAAAATGTATTTTCCGGCATATTCACCAACCTTGCGCAGACCGGGCAGCTTTCCATACAATCATTAATAAAATCAATAGAGCAACTAATAATAAAACTTGCTTCAGCAGCGGCAGCGGCGGCGTTAATATCCGCGTTCTTGCCGGGCGGGCAGGTAAAGACTTTGGGCGGTTTTGCCGGGATATTCAAGGGGTTGCTTGGCTTTCAACACGGCGGTATCATTACCGGCCCGACAATGGCGCTGATGGGCGAGAAAGGGCCGGAAGTCGTTTTGCCGCTTGACCGCCTGCGCGAATTTATGACCGGCGGCAGTTCGCAGGTGGTAGTGCTGGAAACAAGAGTACGCGGCGACGATCTTTATTTAATTAATTCACGGACGGCAGCGCGAAGGGGGAGAGCTTATTAACGCGGATATTTAGGATATTGGTCCGCCAGTTGGCGGATCGATATTCTATTTGCCTTTCAAATAACAAACAATTAATATCAAATATCTAATACCTAATATCAAATAATTGGCATACGGCGTAAAATATATTATCACCTTTTACTCGCAAACGAATATCCGTTACACCCTGCATTTATCATTGAAGGACTATAGCGGCAGCGCCCCGTTATTGGAAGCCGGGCCGGATCCTTTTGTCCTTAATTATCAGAGCGGTGATGATGAAATAATAAACGCGATACGGGCAAGCGAGGCAACGATACAATTCTATAGCCCGCCGGGGATTGCTGAATTTTACAGCGAGGATGATCAGGCGTGGAAAGTGCAGTTTTATGAATACCTGACAAGTGTTTTAATTTGGACGGGCTTTATCGTGCAGGATAGCTGCACAGAAGCGCTACAGGATGCGCCATATCTTGTAACACTGCGGGCCACGGACAATATAGGACTGTTAAAAGACATTCAATTTGATGAAGGATATAAAAATCTTTATGCTGAAGAGGTAACGATAAAAAAAATGCCGCTTATTGATTATTTTAAAATTGCCTTTTTCAATACCGGAATATTATTACCCGTTGAAATATATTCCAACCTTTACGAAAATACGGAAACAGACCGCGGCCCCTTCGGAACGGCGGACATGTTTCAAACTGAATACCTGTATAATAATACTTTTTTAAATGAGAATGGCACATGGAAAGATTTATATTATGTGCTGGAAACAATTTTAAAGCCCCTTAACGCCACGTTCTTACAGGCCGGCGGTAAATGGGTTATTATCCGGCAAACGGAATTTAAATTGTTTTCTAATGCAATACCGGGCACCTCTTACGATCCTGATTTTGCCGCGCCCTTAGCGGTAGCGCTGGATCCTGTTTTCCCGGTTGCCATTGATAGTGATAATGTTTTTATTAATGCCGACGCGCAACGCAGTATATTAAGGCCGCTTAAAAGTGTCCTGCATTTTTTTGAGTTCGTCCTCCCGCCGGAACTGATATTTAATACCGCCTTTACGAGACACGGGGCCGTTGTTGGCCTTACGGAATGGTATGAAATAACCGATGAATGGACTATTATAAACGGCCTTCCCGGATATGTGTATATCGCTGCAATAACCAACGATGAGGGCGCCGTAGTGCGGCGGTATCTTATACTCAATACACTTGATGATGGTTATAGGTTTTTACGTTTTAACCCGATTGAAGTTGTGGCGGGTAGCCGGTTTAACTTTTCCTGTGATTTAACCTTATTATGGACACGGCACGATAGTAATAATAATTTTCATACGCGGTTTATATTACTTACTCCCGGCGGGCAATATTATGCAATGGCCGGTGTAATTGACCCGGACGGCACCGTATCAACATTTTTGCAATGGCTGGGGCCATATTCAACACCTATTCCCGCGGCTACACACGAAGTAATTTTTGGTATATCGGCCGTAGTTTGGGACATTGATAATCCCCCGTTTCCGCAAACGGGACACTTTAACCTTGAGAATTTTATACGGCCAAATACCTTATTGCCGGATATTCCGGCCGACGGGCTTTTATTAATTGATTTTAGCCGCATGGAACACGGCCCCGCGGACGATCCGATGCTGGAAATAAAAAATATTAAAATTGAATTTGAAAATGTTTTACAGGCCGGCAGTACCGCGGTATTGACAGGACAAAAGCATTTACAAACGCTGAATAATAACCCAAAAAATAAACTGGAAAAAGATATATTAATGGATGATTCACCGGTTAATGTTTTGGCCGGCACCCTGTTTACCTCAGCGTTAACAAATTTCGCGGAAACAATTGGCAACATTCATTTTACCAAAACACTTTTTTGGCACCGTGGCGACCTTGCCGAAGCGCGGCGGCTGGGGGAAATAGCAACACTGGAGCGCTCGCAGATACAAAGCAAGCCGCGGGCAATCGTTGAGGGAACGATTCACTTTACGGATATACCGACGCCGCTAAATGTATTCCAGGTTGATACGCTGCCGGATCTTAATTTAATACCGGGCGTAATGGAAATAAATTACGGTGCGGCAATGTGCAGCCTGAAGCTTTGGGAAATATACGAAACCGGGGAAACCGACGCCGAACCGGTTTATAAGTTTGACTATATAAAGGAACCAATACAATGATAGTAAAAGGCAGAGACGTATTATTTACCGTTAATGACGGCGGCACCATGAAACCGATATGTTGCGCCCGCACCGCTTCGATAACTACCAGCGCGGACATAGGGGAGACGTCAACACTGGCAACAGGCAAATGGAAGACATTTAAAGGACTGAAGATGTCCTATAATCTTTCTGCGGCGGGGCTGGTTTCCTTTGATATGAATTATTCTATTGCCGTATTACGGCAGCAACAGGTCCTTTTATTACCGCTTAATTTTGATTTTTTCGGAACCGACGACCTGGGGAATTATGAAAGATATACCGGCAGTTTTATTATTACAACAATAAACACGCCTTCGACATATAACGCCAACTTTGAATATAGCATGGACGGACAGGGAACAGGGGTATTGAATATCATACTTGCGCGAATAAATATTATTAATGCGATCCTTGCGAGCGAAAGCGCTTATATAGATGTTGGCGACGGATTTGGGAACCCATTACTTTACAATTAAATAAAAACATATGCCTGATTTAACCGGACTAAAGATAAATGAACTGCCAGCGGCGACCGCCGTTGATATTAACAGCCTTTTTGTTATTTCTGATGAGGCTACCGGGATAGCAAAGAAGGCGACCGAAACGCAGCTAAAAAACGGCCTGGGAACAATCCCTGCAACTGAAACGGTGCCGGGCATGGTTGAACTGGCAACCGATGCGGAAATGCAGATTACCGCCGCTGTCGCTGAAGATGGCAAGGTATCGAGCCGGTTAAAGATATTCAACTGGTTCGCGTGGATAAAGCAGAATATCCAAACCATAACAGCGGAATGGCGGTTTGCTTTTATCAAACTAACCGGCGACGTTCCGACTACACCGGCATCGGGGCATATGTGGCATGCCAGCGGTAATTATAAGGTATATAAGACAGCAGAAGAAAGTATCATTACTTCGGTAAGCAATACAACACTTGCAGGGGCGACGGAGCGGGTAGTAACAGCAGGAACAGCGGGCGGGCTTTCGGGGGTTTATGATCTTATTGAGGAGATAGTAACCGATATAACTATAATTAATGCCTGTAATGCGGGAACCTATAACAGTGGCAACGGGTTTACTTCGGTTATTTCACCCGGTCCGGGCGTCACGTTTTATAAGGGGCAGCGCTGCAAACAGGCATTTTATATGTACATCGCATGGGATGACAATACAGCAACACGAATACCTTTAGGATAATGATATTTAAAAGCACTACAGGCGGCGGCATAAAACGCCGCCTTAAGAAGAACGGCACGCGGATGCTCAACTCCGCTAATAGTATGTCGTTCATGGTTGACCAAACGTTCTTTCCCCTATGGGTGACGAGCGGCTCAGTGGGATCATTGCGATTGCGTTTTTCTTCACGGGCAAGTATTTTAGTTGATTATGGCGATGGGACGCAACAAACATTAGAAAGTATATTTGATCCCGTTACAGGATTAGAAACGATAGGACTGGCAAACCGCGGCCCTGCCGTTACTTTTCCGGTGCTTCCCTATGATTACCCGCCGCATGAATATACAGACGCGGTAACGAACCATACCGTTACTGTTTACTATAGCGC